TGATGAAGCCCGCCAACTACACATCACTTTGCGCGCTAACAGAATCAATGAATTAATCAACCCTAATTTCTCTACAGCAACTACTCCTTGGACTTCTACTGGCGCATCTCAATCAGTTATAACTACGTATCCAGAGCCAGGAGCAGATACGTTCTCAATTACTACAGCAAGCATTGTTTCTAACGTAGCCACAGTTACCCTTAATCACCCTCATTCATATCAAGTAGGCTCTTCAGTAACTATTACTGGAGTTACTGGTACAGGGGCGTCTAATTACAACGGGGCTAGAACAATTACAGCAGTAACCTTGAGCACATTTAGCTATGCGGTAACGGCGTCTAATTCAACTGTTACAACAGGCTCTGTTTACGCTACAGGACATCAACTACAAGTAACTGCTTCTGGCAGCTCTGTAGTAACTAAGTCTTGGGACGGTTCAACTACCTCTCAACTTATGGGAATTTTCTACCCTAATACCTCTTACACATTTAGCACATATGCTCAAGCAGTAACCGCAACAGAATCAATTACATTAAAGATTAACTGGTACGACACTTCTTACTCTTTAATCAGTTCATCAACAGGAACTGCAACCTCTATACCAATTGGGTCTTGGACTAGACCGTATGTAACTGGAACTGCGCCAGCAACAGCAGCCTATGCAAGTGTTGAGGTAGATTGGTCTACAACATCTACACACGTTCTATTACTAGACCACGCTTTGTTTGAAAATAGCGGACAACTTCTAACATACTTTGATGGCTCTACAGGTCTGGGTGACTATCGTAACTTTATCTGGGAAGGTGGGGTGGCAAACGCTGCACGCAGCCACTACTACAAGAATAGTTTTGTAGTGCAAACCCGCTTATTTGGGGCAACTCTAACCGCTGAATTGCCTATGGGATCAACCGCAGCAGTCTACGTGGCTCAGCCCCAGACTTGATGTGCTAGTGTTGGCCTCCCCTAACAGGAGGTCCAATGGACAAATACTATGTAATGATCGCTGGGTCAGGACAGACCAGCCGCGCTAACGTAGAGGCGCTTGTAGAAGATTATGTTTACGGTCACGGACAAGACGTTATCTTCGTTCTAATCTACGATAAAAAACCAAGTCAGGGCCAAACATTTGTTGCCCAATTAGCCAAAGACAAGAGCAAAGAGGTTTTAATCTTTTGTCCAGAAAGCGCTAGTTATGACGGTTTGCCTGCATCATCAGTAAGCCACTCAGATACACCTCTAGAGGCTGCATGCTCTAAGTTAAAAAAGACAGACCATGTTGCATTTGTTCTAGTGGATGATGAGGACGAGAGCACTAATAAAGTTCTTAGCGTCTTTGCTAAAAACGACGTGCCTACCTTTGACCTAACCGAAGGCCTAATGCCAATCGCCTTCAACCCTAAATCTGTAGAAGAGACTAAGGTAGAGATGCCAGAGGCGGAGATGCTTGAAGAGGCAGATGAGCCAGAGGACGAAGAGGAGTTTGAAGACCTACTCTCTGATATAGAGGATATGGTCGAGGAGGCTGACCTAGTGGACGACGTCTACATAGGAATCCAAGCCTTGGCAAGACTCATAGCAAAAGAGGTTGTAGCCCAGCTCGTAGTTACCTCAGAAACGGGCGAGAATGGCCCTACAGGGTGATTACAGCCCGCGCCCTAGGAGTGTATGTATACCTGAAGGCTTCAGGCGCCTCTATAAGCGCTGAGAGCCTTTCCAAGGTTTTTGCTGAAGGTAGAAACTCCATGAGGCTGGCGTTAAAAGAGCTGAAGGACTACAACATGATCTCCTCTACTAAAGAGCGGGTGGGAAACCGAATCATGACTGTAAACCGTCTTGTGGAGCCCAATCTCTGGCGACCAGGAATTGGTCATCTGATACAGCAGAGTCAGCAGTATAGCAATTTAATACTAAATAATAATACATTTATAAGTAAAAAAATAGTCATTGGCGAAGCCAATGAGGAAAAGAGTGCGCAAGTGGATAGAGATTGGTGGGGCTTAGGTGCCTATGAGCAAGACCCCGATGAGATTGCGGAGATAAAGCGTAAAGAGAAGGCTCGTCGCCAAAAAGAATATGAAGAGCTACGTGCCGCCAAAACAGAAGCTAAACTCACCGACCTTCGTTCACTAGAGCCATTTAACTGGACAGTTGATAACGGTGTGTACTACTTTGCGCAACGTATGATTCGCTGGGACATTCCACCTTGGGAGACAGCACGTACCCGTTTCTTGGCTGCGTATGCCAAAGCTCGTAAAGAGTTCAACACTAACGGCACTCTTGAGATTAAGATGATTGATCGGTTCTTTATGGGATTGGACCACGAAAAAGGTTTGCGCGATCCAGAGAAGATTTGGAAAGTGTTCATCAGTCGTTGGGGCACTCTTCTTCATGATGTAGAGTTGGCCAACATTGACATGGAAACCCAAAAAGATAAAGCGCGTAAAGAATGGGATAAGTTTTAATGTACAAACTAGATGCCTTAAAGATACGACGCAAAGCTTGGGTGCAGGCAGCACATATAAATCCTAACCGCCTAGGTTGGCTTCTTGAAGACTGCACTGTTCTATCTAACGAAGACCGTAAACAGATTAATAAGTGGATGGATGCGGTAGAACAAGGAGAGGTCATTCGCGCTGTAGGTAATGACCGTTGCGGTAAAGGCCTACTTCTAATAGGAGAACCTGGTCATGGTAAAACTACTATTGCTCTGTCTATTATCCAAGAGATGATGACAAGGTTTCCTATTGAAGCATTTGATGTTAAAGAGGGACGGGTACTTATACGCCCTTGCTACTTCATTACCTTTAACGACATATTAAATCTTAAAGGTCAATTGATGGATGAGTCAGAGGATGACGAAGCACAGATTTTATATCAAGGCCTCTTGGGTGACTGCCCAAATGATTCTTACAATGTTCGTGTACTGATAATTGATGATTTAGGTAAAGAACATGCTTCGCTATCTGGTTGGCAACGTAGTATGTTTCATCATGTGTTGCGCACACGATTTAACAACGGATTGCCTACCATTGTTACTAGCAATGTAGATAGAGATAATTGGGTTGGTATGTACGGAGACGCAACAGCCAGTTTTGCTCACGAGTCCTTTATCTACATCCCTATTGAGACCTCAGATTTGAGGAAGAAATGAGTAATAAGATGTCATCTACAAAGCTCATACAGGTGTTCTTGAGCCAGTCTCAAACTCCTGGCCCAGGTATCTATGAGGTATCTGGCGATGAGCAAGGCAACTTATTCTGCACCTGCCCTGGTTTTAAAGGTCGCAGTACTTGTAAGCATGCGCGCTTTGTTAAGTCCCGCATGGATAACAATGATGGGAACTACCCGTTAGAGATTTCAAGCAGAGCTACAGAAGAAGAAGCAGACAAAGCAAAGAAGTCTGCAGAGAACTTTAGAGAGTTTGTAATTAAATACGGAAGGATTGAGGTCTACTAATGCGGAACGGGGACATCAGCAATGAGCTCCCCAAAAGAATACTCGTTACAACAGACGTGTTTTCAATTGTGGAACCTAGCATCAAAAAACGGTTTAAAGTAATACCAGTAATACATAAAGACCTGAAGATACGTAAAGATATCCTCAGTCGCTTTTACGTGTTCACAACTCGTCAAGGAGTTACCTTAGAGGTAATTTCTTACGACATTAACGATAACGACCTGTCTGAGTTAATGCTGACTTTGGACGCTATGGGAACTAATCCCTTTCGTTATTCGCGCGCTTATGAATCTATCGAAGAAGTAGTTAAAGACCTTCCTTACAGACCAGAGGTTGTCGGTGTTATAGACCTACCTAAAAATCTGCTACGGTACGGTCACTGGGGAATGGACTTCACTTATCTATGAACAACGAATCGTATCTACTTAGCAAGATCATCGCCGATAAAAGTATTGGCTATGCGTTAGAGCGCGGTGTAACTGATGAATGGTTTGCCGATACTACCGATAAAAATGTCTACAAGTTCTTACAGCATCACTATTCAGAGTACCAAGAGGCACCTAGTTTAGATGTAATCCAATCTAACTTTCGTAACTATATGGTCCACGAAGTTACCGATAGCATTGATTACTTCATAGATAAACTTATTGACTCTCGCCGTAAATCTTTAATCATTAACTCTATGCTAGAAGCTAGTCAGCAGTTAGAGGTTAAGAAAGACCATGAAGCCGCTCTTCTTACTTTACAAAAAGGTATGGCTTTACTTGAGCAGACTGGTTTAGGTAGCACAACTGATTTAGAAATTAGACACGCCGCTAAGTCTGCTATAGAAGAGTACACAAATCGCAAGAACAACCCAGGGTTACTTGGATTGCCTACAGGGTTTCCTACAATGGATGCTTCTACCTCAGGTCTACAACCAGGACAGTTAGTGGTTATTGTTGCTCCGCCTAAAACAGGTAAGTCCACGCTTGCTTTGCAGATTGCTATTAACTGCCATTTAAATGGCCACAAGCCTATGTTCATGTCTTTTGAGATGAGTAACAACGAACAGAAGACCCGTTACTACGCTATGCGCGCTCGTATATCCCATAAGCGTTTGATGACAGGTACTCTTACCGATGAAGAAGAGCAGCGGTATGAGCGTATTGTTACTAGCATCCAAAATATGAACGATGACTTTTGGTTTACAGACTCCTCTAATGGTTTAACTGTAAGCGCCGTTGCTAGCAAAATTCAGGGCAAGACCCCCGACATTGTTTTTATTGACGGTACTTATCTTATGTTTGATGAGGTAACAGGGGAGTCAAATACTCCACAAGCCATTACTCAAATTACTCGTAGCCTTAAGAGATTGGCTATGAAGATTAATAAGCCAGTAGTTATATCTACTCAGGCTCTTTCTTGGAAGATGAAGAAGGGGCAAGTAAGCGCAGACTCTATCGGTTACTCCTCATCTTTCCACCAAGACGCTGACGTTATCTTTGGCTTACAGCGTGAGGATGAGAATGTAGATGACACACGTTTATTACGTGTTATTGCTAGTCGTAACTCTGGCCTTAGTGAAGTCTCCCTAATGTGGGATTGGAACACAGGCGCGTTTCGTGAAATGGATAACGACGACCTATGACATTAGAGGATATGGAAGCTACTCTAAACACTTTAGGAATCCAAGTGATTGGAACTCGTGGAGTTGAAGTGCAGGCTGCTTGCCCTGCTCATGAAGAGCGCACAGGCCATGCCGATAGAAATCCTTCTTGGTACATCAACTCAGAGTCAGGCGCCCATATTTGTTTCTCTTGCGGGTTCAAAGGAAACATCCATTCATTAATTTCTTATATGAAGGGTATCCCTCTAGATCAAGCTACAGAGTTTGCCTCTACAAGATTGAATTTAACAGACCGTATGTTGCGATTACTAAATCCAGTAGAGGCTAAAGAAGAAGAGAAAGTAATTGTTACTGAGTCTATGTTAAGCGCTTTTGTGGATGTTCCTGATGAAGCTTTAAAAGCTAGGGGATTAACCAGAGAGGCTGCAAACACCTATCGCATTAGATGGGATAGACATAAAAACAACTGGATTATTCCTGTACGACATGTCTATGGTCATTTACTTGGTTGGCAGGAAAAAGGTTTTACAAATCGTTACTTCAACAATCATCCTAAGGGCATGAAAAAAGGCCACTCACTATTTGGCTACGACCAGTATTCCTCTGGGGACATGGTTGTTGTAGAGTCTCCTCTAGACGTTGTGCGCCTTGCTTCTATAGGTATTCCTGGCGGAGTTGCCACCTACGGCTGTTCTATATCAATAGACCAGCTAAGCGCTATCAGAGGTGCGGATAGAATAATATTTGCTATGGATAATGACGAAGCGGGTAGAGCTGCCTCTAGAGATTTATTTCAACGTTGTAGAGAGCTTAAAACCGAAGCTTGGTTCTTTAACTACGGCAACATAGATGTAAAAGATGTAGGGGCGATGAGTAGACCAGAAGTAATATCGGGACTAGATACGGCAAAACACATGCTACGTTTGGAAGGAACTTTAAGATGATTATTGGACTATCTGGATATGCTCAAAGCGGTAAAGATACAGTGGCTAAGTTTCTTATAGAGCACTATGGGTTTGAACGGGTGGCCTTTGCTGACCCTATTCGTGACATACTGATTGACCTAAACCCCATTTTAGAAAACGGTTTACACCTAAACTCAGTAGTAAATGAATATGGCTGGGAGATGACCAAGAAAAAAGAAGAAGTAAGAAGGCTTCTTCAGAGCCTAGGCCTATCTGCTAGAACCGTGTTAGATCAAGACATCTGGGTAATTGCCGCTTTGCGAAAAATGGAAGAGGTAAACAATAGATATGTAGTAACTGACGTTAGGTTTGAGAATGAGGCCGTAATGATTAAACAATTAGGCGGTCAGGTTTGGAGAATTCAACGAGAGTTTGTAGGCCCTGTTAATGACCATATCTCTGAGTCTGAATTAGATAACTGGGAGTTTGACCGCGTCATACACAATAACAGCACGGTAGCTAGCCTCGAACTTGCGGTTAAAACCAGAATGGCTATGCTTCTGTAATGAGCCGTTACTCGTCCTGCAACCATTGTTGGGTGTGGACTCATGGTAATTTAGACTTTCAAGCAGAAGATGGAACTATATTTAAAGGAGACCACCTTCATAAGCAGTGCTATCACTGCTATAAATTGGGGCAAGTAATAGCAAAGTATGCGCCTGGTCAACATGACCTTATGATTGAACAGTCTAAAAATTCTTGCAGACGATTGCATATGTATCGGTGCCCTTCTGAGCATAACGCAAGTCTTAGAAGGAAAAAGCTAAAGGATTACGCAGATGACTTTTAAAGGAACTTTGTTGCCTTATCA